AACCTTGAACGATTCCGCCTACCGTGGCACTGGTGGTGCTGGAAATCTTGTTGCACTATGACCCAATGGAACCCAGTCTGGAAAGTTGAAATCGACGGCGTTGAATACACCGACGCAGTCTTGGCAAACCTGACTATTCGAAGCGGGCGCGTCAACATTTATGAGCAAGCCCAAGCGGGTTACGTCAACCTTCAACTTATCGACATTACACAAACGACAATTCCCGTTTCAATAAATTCAACAATTTCGGTTCAGATCAAAAACACATCAAACACGTTCATTTCAATTTTTGGTGGCAACGTGGTTGACATTGCATTGGAAGTGCGTGACGTAGGTTCGACAACGTTCACGCAGACTTATTCGATCACTGCATTGGGCGCATTGGCACGTTTGCCAAAAGTAATTTTTACTGACGCACTTGCACGGGATTTTGACGGCGATCAAATCTATGAAGTTTTACAATCAGTATTGTTCAATTCATGGGCGCAGGTCGCTGGGTCGGTCACATGGGGTACTTACACACCAGCGGGCACGACATGGGCGACGGCTGAAAACAATGGGTTAGGTGAAATCGACCGCCCCGGAAATTATGATCTATCGGCGCGTGGTGGTGGGTCAGACCCAATTGACGTTTATTCGCTGGTTGCAGCATTGGCGACTTCAGGGCTTGGCTACATTTACGAGGACAGTCTGGGACGGATTGGTTATGCCGATTCAACGCACCGCACCCAATACCTTGCTGCAAACGGTTATGTCGATCTTGACGCAAATCATGCGCGAGCTGCTGGACTTCGCATTGAAACACGCGTTGGCGACGTTCGAAATGCAATAACAATCAAGTACGGCGCAAATAGCCAAAACGACGTTTCAGACAGTGACCCAGAATCAATTGCTATTTATGGAAATCTTGCACAAATCATCACAACGACATTGCACGACGCAGCTGACGCCAATGCACAGGCTGCGTTTTATTTATCATTACGCGCCAACCCGCAGCCTATCTTTAGCCAGATTTCTTTTGATCTTACAAACCCTGAAATTGATGACGCTGACCGAGACAACCTTTTGAACGTTTTTATGGGCGAAGCGATTTCTTTGAACAACTTACCGTTGAACATGAGTTCGGGAACATTTCAAGGCTTTGTCGAAGGCTGGGGATTTCAGGCGTCGTACAATCAACTTTCAGTGACCTTGTTGCTTTCACCGCTTGCCTACTCATTGCAGGCAATGCGCTGGAACGACGTACCGATTACCGAAACATGGTCAAGCGTGTCGCCGACTTTAGACTGGGCAAATGCCACAATAGTGGCTTAGAAAAGGGGAACAAATGGCAAATCCGACAAGCAACTTTAATTGGCAAATGCCAACTTCGAGTGATTTGGTCACCGACTTACCAGCAGACTTTGAAGTCTTTGGTCAAGCCGTAGACACATCATTGGCTGATCTAAAGGGCGGAACGACTGGTCAGGTGTTAAAGAAAAATTCAAACACCGACATGGATTTCGTTTGGGGTGCTGATTCTGCTGGCATGACAAACCCAATGACAACAACAGGCGACATGATTTATTCGTCAAGCGGTTCAACCCCAGCGCGTTTAGGCATTGGAACATCTGGACAAGTTATTGGTATTGCAGCAGGTGTCCCAGCATGGGTAACACCCGCAAGCGGCTCAATGACTTCTATTGCAACGGGAACACTAAGCGGTGCAACTGTTTCAATAACAAGCATAAGCGGCAGTTACAAAGATTTGAGATTGCTAATTCGCAATCCACAAACACCAAGCAGAAAAGCCGTTTATATGCAATTAAATACAGACACTACTGGTTTGTACGGCACATCTAATAGCAGTTCATCAACCGCTACATCTGCTGGATCTACACAAATTTTCCTAAATACATCACAAGATGCTGGCGACAATAAAGATAAGATAGATATTTTATTGCAAGATTACACTGATACTGATTCTAATAAAATTGGTTTCTTTAATACATTCTATAAAGACGATACAACTTTGAATGTCACATCACATAACACTTTTGTTTATCGTTCCACTTCAGCAATCACTTCAATTCAATTAAAATTGGAGAGCGCTGCAAGTTGGTCTGGTGGCACTTACATACTTTACGGAGTGAACTAATGGAAAAACCAATGGTTATCGAACACAATGCAACATCTGGTGAAATTATTGAGCGCGAAATGACAGATGAGGAAATTGCTCAAAGCAAGGAAATTGACGCTCTTATTCAAGCCGAGCGCGAAGCAGAAGCGGCAAAAGCAACTGAAAAGGCTGCATTGTTAGCACGGTTAGGAATCACTGACGACGAAGCGAAATTGCTACTTTCGTGACTTATCCAGCGGGTACAAATGCACGGTTGATCGAAGTAGCCGCAGCTGAAGTGGGCACGGTTGAGGAAGGCGACAACCTGACAAAATACGGCAAGTTCACAAAGGCTGACGGTTTGCCGTGGTGCGGTTCGTTTGTCAACTGGTGTGCAGCGCAAGCGGGTGTCAAGATTCATTCAGTCGTTGGGACTGCCGTTGGCGCACATAAATTTAAAGAAATTCAGCGTTGGTCGACTATGCCGCAATTGGGTTATCTAGCCTTCATGGACTTTCCGCACGACGGTGTTGATCGCATTTCACACATTGGAATTGTTGTCGGACTAATTGACACAAAGACGTGCTTGACGATTGAAGGCAACACCAGCGGTACAGGCGATCAGCGCAATGGCGGAATGGTCATGGTGAAGGTTCGTTCGTACGGTGCAGGAAAAGAAATTGTCGGTTTTGGAATTCCAAAGTTCGTTCCGTATAAGGGCGAATTTCCAACGGTTGCAGTTCCAACTTCGGGAGACAAACCAAAGAAGGAGACAAAAAAATGGACAAAGCCAAAGCCCTAGCAGCGTCATGGGCGCGCTCATTTATGGCAGCAGCACTTGCGCTTTATATGGCGGGCGTTACTGACCCAAAGACACTTGCAATGGCGGGTGTTGCAGCGGTTGCACCAGTGATCTTGCGTTGGTTGAACCCGCAGGATAAGAGTTTCGGGTTAACGGGGAAGTAGCCCGAAAAGTCGCGGCGGCATGGTTGGTTTGGGCACTTGCACTAACCATGTCCGCTTGCGGTTATCAGGGCTGGGTGCGCTATGAGTGCCAAGAATACGACAACTGGTCAAAAGCGGAATGTCAAAAACCGCAATGCGTCCCGACTGGAACGTGCACTGACGACATACTTGGAATTGAATCGAGACAAACCCGCACGCCGTAGAACACCAGAGGACGTTCATGCGCAGCTGATTTTAATTATTGGCGCAACCCTTGCAGCGGTGTTTTTGATCGTAACCGTGGGCATTACTTATGCCCTTATCTTTGTCACCCAGCCTATTGGGGCGCAAGCACCAAATGACGCAGCATTTATTGATTTATTGAAAACATTGGCAATTTTCCTGACTGGTTCATTGGGTGGTGTGCTTGCTGGCAATGGACTGAAATCAAAGCAAAAGCCGACCGACACGCCGACAAATACGCAAGGTTCTTGACCGCGCGTTGTTCATGCGTCACCCTGAGTTCAGGTGGTAGTCCTACCGCCAAGAATCGGGAGAATTCAAAATGGTACTTGATTTACTTGACCCAGAGACATTTCAGCGTTTGGTGTTAGTAATAATCCTCATGGTGCTTGGGGCTGCGGTTGGTTACGCAAAAGGCTTCAAAGAAGGCAAGCGCGAAGGCATGGCACGACGTAAGTCAATGATTCGCCACGCTGCCAATCAGGCGGTCAACTAATGGGGTTCTTGGACAATTACGAGGCTTCACGCGAAAGACTGGAACGGTGGCTGGCAACTTACCCGCTGGGCTGCATTGAAACCCGCATTGTTGAATTTAGTGCCGAAAAGGGTTATGTCCTTGTTGAAGCAAAGGCGTGGCGTAAAGACACCGACAAAAAGCCAGCGGGTGTCGATTATGCCTACGGTTACCAAGCCGCCTATCAGCCAAACATGAAACGCTGGTTTGTTGAGGACACAGTAACTTCGGCAATTATGCGCGTTCAGCAACTTGTCATGGGCGGTGCGGAACGAAGCACAAAAGAAGTCATGGAACAGGTCGAACGCACACCAGCCAAGATCGCAAACACAGATTCGACGGATTATTGGACGACGAAGTTTGGCGACGTGCCAAGTTACAAAACCGCAGCTGAAGCCGAGCAATCTGGCATTCCGTCACTTGGTTCATCAATGGACGAAATTGCCAAGCAATTAGGCGGCGAATTGGTGCAAGAAGCACCGCAGTGCAGTCACGGTCACATGATCTGGAAACAGTCACACGACGGCGCACCAAAAACATGGGGCGGGTATTTCTGCACGGAACGCACAAAAGCAACCCAGTGCACCCCGCGTTGGTACGTTTTGCGCTCAACTGGAAAATGGGCGCCACAGGTATGAGCGATTTCGTCGAGATTATCTACCCACAAACCATGACCGCCAAACTTATGCAAAACGGTGAAGTCATTGCAGAATACAAAGTTGAGCAATGCGACAAATGTTCAAAACTGACAAAGTTTGACCCGTTTGGCTACCAAAAAGGCTACGACCGAGGCGAAAAGATAATCTGGTTTTGTGCAGGTTGCAGATGAGAATGACATTGACAAGGCAGGAAGAATTTACATGTCATGACGCTGCGATTCATTTAGCCAAAAACAACACTGACTATTGGCAAACCCGCGAGGGCGGCTATTCAACAGACAAGTCGTTGCACGATCTAATTGCCCAAGACGCACAAAGCATTGGTAGCGAATGGGTTGTTGCAAAATACTTAGGTGTTGAGTTTGACCCGTTTGAGCAAAAGGGAAAAACAAAAGCCGACGTTGGCAGTCATTTCGAGGTGCGTTGGACTAAGTACGTTGCTGGTCATTTAGTCGTTCACGAATACGATCGACCAAGTGACGTGGCAATTCTAGTAACTGGTGAATCTCCAAATTATTTCATAGCGGGCTGGATTCCCATTGTTATGGCAAAGCGTCCCAAATACCGTCACACCAAGCAACCGAATTGGTGGGTGACACAAATAAACCTTCAGCCGATCGAGAATTTACGGAGAAGCAATTATGGACACAGTGCAGTTTGAGTGCCGAAAATGCAAAAAGATTACAAAGCAGCTGATTCACAGGATTACCGACAACCTTCCAGAAGGTGTCGAAGTGATTCAATGCACCAAGTGCGAAGTCATGGGGGTTGCACAGATAGGGAGTTCCAATGCCAATCTATGAGTTTGAATGCACAGTGTGCAAAATCCGTGTTGAGGTGGATAAGTCAATTCACGACGAAAACCAACCAATCTGCTGCGGGGCAAACATGAGACGACGCTACTCAACTTTCGGCATTTCATTCAAGGGCGAAGGTTGGGGTCACCAGTGAAAAGTTATCCACAGTCGTTATCCACAGGGGTGCAAAAGGTGTGGGACACGCCCAACGCCATGCGTAAAGTTATTCAATCGTTGACATACGCGCTACGATTCTTTCGCGAGAAGCGAACCGCGTTGGCGGTTAGTTCGCTGAAGCGCAAGAAGCGTTTATGGGCGGGTATTGCCATTTTGGCGGTTACTTCGACAACAGGGATACACAAAGCCAGTGCAGCTAATTACTCAATAGATCATTTAAAACTATATGCACATTCAAGGTTGCTGGACTATAAAGAGTTCCAGTGCTTCAACAAAATCATTACAAAGGAAAGCCGTTGGTCGTACGTTGCGAAGAATGGAAGTCATTACGGATTGGGTCAGATGAAATCAAAGCACTATCGTGACCTAGACCCATTCAGGCAGATAGACGCTACAATCAAATACATCACAGTTCGTTATGAAACACCGTGCAAAGCATGGGCGTTCCACATCAAAAGGAATTGGTATTGATGACCAGTGCATTGAAGGACAATGGTTCAACCGCACGTTGGCGCAAGATTCGTCAGCGCATTCTTGAACGCGATCAATACACATGCCAAGCATGCGGACTGGAAGGCAACACGGTCGATCACATTATTCCAAGAAGTTTGAACGGCACTGATGATGAATTCAACCTTCAATGTTTATGTACTGCGTGCAATAGTGCAAAAGGCGGCATAAACCGCTTAAATGGCAAAAATGGGCAAAAGGGGGGTTTTTTTAATAACACGCCGACACCCCTGACCC